GCTATCAGCGGGGCCACGGAGTCTCTCGGTGGCGTTGCCGGTCCCGCCCAGTCGCTGTTCGACATCATCGGCAACTTCCTCGTCGGAGCGATCAACGTTTTGACGAACATCATTGTGCAGGTTCTGATCCCCGCCCTCGAGTCCGTCGCAGTGTTCCTCGTGGAACACATCGTGCCGGCGTTCGAGGCGGTGGTGTCGTTCATCACTGACATCGTTATCCCTGCCATCTCGAACGCGGCGTCGACGATCGCCGGGTTCATCAGTGATGTCGCGTCAACGATCCAAGAGTTCGTTTCCGAGCGTGGGTTCCTCGGCGCGATCGCTGACATCGGTCAGGCGATCGCCGAGGCGCTCGGTCAGGCACTTGGGAACTTGGGGGAGATCTTCGGGAACATCTTCTCCGGGGCAAACCTTGCCAAGGTGGCGTCCGGGGCGTTGCAGGTGGTGGAGACGATCGGTTACGTCCTCGGCAACATCGTCTCCGATCCCCGGTTCGTGAAGGCGCTCGCTGCGATCGCTGCTGCCGCCGTGGTCGTCGCCGCCCGATTCGTCGAAGGGTTCGGGCGGGGTGTTATCGAGAACATCCCCGAGCTCGCTGACATGATCGGCGACGCGTTCAAGGCCGCGATCAAGCTCGTCTTCTCCGACCCGAAGATCCTGCTCGGGGCGGTCGGGGTGGCGGCGTTCGTAGCAGCCTTCGGCAGGATGATCAGGACCCTCTTCGGGGCGACCGGCAAGGAAGCAGCGAAGGGGTTCACGTCTTCGTTTGGGTCGTCGATGAAGACGGCGTTCAGTCGTGGAGCGGTCTCCGCGTTCTTCGGTGGCGAAGGAGGGCTATCGCGTCAGATCAATCGGGCGTTCAGCAAGGAACTGACCCGCGGCGCCAACGAACGTCGGCGGATGTGGCAGCAGCAAAACGCCTTCCTCCAGGCGGCGACCGGGCAGCAAGCCACCCTGGCCTTCCCGAAGCTGGGGATCAGGGAGTCGGACCTGAGGGCACAGATCGGGCTGATCAACACCATCAAGGCGAACCTCACCGAGGCGCAGATCGCCGGATTGAACGCTCGTGCCGCCGTCCTGCGAACCTCTGAGCAGATGGTCGCCTTCGCTGACGGGGCACGCAAGATGGGATCGGGTCTGAAGACGGTCGGTCAGGCCATCACCTCTTCGCTCGTCCAGCCGCTCGGACACGTCGGCGAGTCCGTCCGCACCGGCCTGCGAGACGGTCTCACTCAGGTGCGTGCCGGGGCGACGCAGATGGGCACCGTCCTCCGGGACGAGTTCGCCCGGAGTGCCGCCAACATGCGCGCCCAGGGGATCACCCTCGGGCAGGGCATCGGCGGAGCAGTCCTCGCTGGGTTCGGGGCGGCGATGGCTGGTCAGGCCGGCGGCGCATCCGGCGGTGGCGCAGGCGCGGCCCTTGGCATCGCGGGAATCCTCGCCTCCGCCCTCGGAGCCGCTGCGGTCACGGGTGGCAACCCCTTCGTGGGTGCGGCGGTTGGCGCCATCGGGACCCTCTCCTTCGTCCTGTCGGCGTCTGGTACGGCAGCAAAGAGGGCGGCAGACGAGGTCGATGAATACGCTGACGCCCTCCTTACCGCGAAGCTTGCAGGCGAGGATCTAGGTGAGACGATCAGCGGGATCGTCTTTGAGAACATCAAGAACGAACTTCCTTCGACCCGTCAAGCCATTGCGAAACTTGGGATCGACCTAGCCGATCTCGGTACGGCTGCCCTGCAGGGCCAGGTCGGCTTAGACCGGTTCGCTGGATCGACGCTCATCCCGGCAATCGAAGACCTGATCCCGACGCTCGGTCAGGCGAATCTCAGCGTGCGGGATTTCCGTCGGGCCTTGCTGGCCGATTCTCTGACCCTGACCGAGCTCGGGATCGACCAGGTGGCTCTGCAGCGCGACCTTGACCGAGTCGGTCTGTCCCTCTTCGATCTGCGCGAGGTGTTCGACGCACTGGGTGATGAGGGCAGCGAAGCCTTCGCCGGCCTCAGTGATTCGCAGGCCGATTTCATCATCAACCAGAACATGGGGACAACGGCAACCGAAGAACTGAATGCCCGCCTCGCTGAAGGCGAACGGCTGATTCGGGCGATCGGGGCGACACGAGAGAATGCCGCTCGTCTCCACATCGAATCGCTGGAGCAGGCCGCAGTCGATGCCAAGACAGCGTTCGAGCAGGCTCGCGACGCCTTCCTTCGCCTATTCGAGGCGCCACCCGACACTGCGGCAGAGGCGATCAACGCCTCAGTGATCCAAGTCGCCGGACTGGGGGACACTGTCGAAGCGGCCCTGGCGGAAGGTGGAGCGCTCGGTGCCGCGCAGCTCGCCCAGGCTCTCACCGGACCAGGCGGCATTCAGGACGCCGTTCTCAGCGCCATCGGCCCCGGTCTTGGGATCACCATCTTCACCCCTGACCAGGCAGCAGCAGCGATCCAGCCCTTGATCGACGCCGTCAATCAGTCGGACATCTCTCAGGCAGCCAGGGACCAGATCCTGGGCGCGATTGGCGGGACGTGGTTGGAGCCAGAGTTCGCAGCGCGACTGGAGGCCGCGGTCGCGACGGCGCAAGAACAGATCGAAACCGAGGCAGCCGCGAACCCACTGAACATCCCTCTGGAGACCCAGGTGCTGGCCGGCCGTCTGGACTTGTCGCAGCTCAACGCCGGAGAACTTGTCCCGGAGGATGCCATCAGGAGCGCCTTGGCGGGTCCGGTCTCGACCGAGGATCTGCGGGATCTCGGTCGCAGTCTGGTCGGGTCGGTCCGGGAGGGCGCTGGCGAGGCTGCCGGTGAGGTTCGCTCCGACGGCGCCGAGGTTGGACGAGGGTTCGGCCTTGGGATCATCGACTCGATCCCGTTCGTCATCGCCAAGGCCCGGTTCTTGGCTGACGCGACGTCCTCCGCGATCGAGGATGCGTTCGGGATCAAGTCTCCGTCGCGGGTGATGATGGGCATCGGCGAGCTGGTCGCCAAGGGTCTTGCCGTCGGTATTTCGGAGGGGTCCGCGACGGCCGAGTCGGCTGCGCGTAAGGCGGTCGACGACGCGATCAACGCGTCGATCTCGCAGCTCGACAAGAGCCGGGACGCCATCGCCGAAGCGTCAGCGGCGCTGTTCGAAGAGTTCTTCAAGACCCCCGACGCGTTCGTCGCCGATGACGCGTTCGGGAAGGTCACCGAAGCGTTTCAGCAGGTGGCTTCCACGGTTGATTCGAGTATCCGCTCGGCGATCGACGCTGCGTTCACTGCTGTTACGGAGCGGACACGGGCACAGGCCGACATTGTCGGTGAGGATGCTTTCTCGCTCAACGTCTCCGATGTGCTTGGTGTCGCGAACCGTTCGTCTCTTATTTCCGCGCTCGGGTCGATCCAGGATGCGTTCACGTCGTTGTTGCGCCAGGGGACACCGATCTCGTCGGCTGTCACCCAGGTCGGTGTGCTCGTCGACCAGTTCACCGCTCTCGCCACGTCCCTTGGGTTCAATGCTGACGCTGTCGCCCTGCTCGTCGATCAGCTCGGTCTGTCTGATGCGGCCCTCGCCTCGTTCGCGACCGAGGTTGCTGACCTTTCCGCCACCGCGTCGGGTGGGACGGGGTTGCCGCAGCCGGTGGTCGTGCAGAACAACGACATCAACCTGGCGTTGCCCTACGCTGACCCGGAGGCCGTCGCTCTTGCCACGGCCAACCGGCTGGCCCTCCAGGCGAGGTACTGATGGCGTCGTATCATCACCAGTGGATCTACGGGGTGAACGGATCCGGGAACCCGGTGGAGATCCTCAACGGTGCCCGCACCGCCTCCTATCTCGCTGATGTCGCCTCGGTCCCGGTGGTGGACATCAGCGACGTCCTCGCGTTCGGCGGGTGTGAGGCGTACACGTTGAAGCCTTGTACCGTGCAGGACGACCTGTCGGTTGACGAGTGGCTGCCGATGGGATTCACCACCGTCGACTCCGACGACGAACCGGCCCCCTGGTATGACGGGGTGCCCGGGTCGGCGTCGACGGAAGCGCTCGGGTTCTGGATCGAAGAGTGGACCGGCCTCGACGGGGGTCATCACACCCGCACCGTCAAACCGGTCGGTTCCCGCCCGTCCGGGTCACGGTTCGGGCCGCAGTCGGCGAAGCATCGGACATGGAAGATGAACGTCGTCCTGTTCGGGCAGACCGAACGGGGCCTCGAGTATCTGTTCCGCTGGTTGGAGCAGACGCTGCTGTCCTGTTGCGACCCGTGTGCCGAGACAGCGTGGTGGGTGCGGCTCACCTGCCCGGAGATGTGGGATCCGGAGGACGGGGTGTACATGGTCCGCAACGTCGCTCTGCTCGAAGGCCCCACCTGGGAGGATGAGCCGGTCCCGGGTGCAGGGTGCGCCGCCCGGCGGGTCTCGTTCACCGTCGGTGTCGGGGATCCATGCCTGTACGCCCCACAGGAGACAGTGGCGCTCGCCCAGTCACTCGACGTGAACGACGAGATTCAGAACAACGGGGACTTCCCACCGAACACGGTCACGTCGAAGCCGATCAACTATCGGCCTGCCTGCGATTCGATCTCGGCGTCGAACCGGGTCTCCGCTCTTGTTCCGGCGGGGACGATCGGGTTCACCTCGCCGATCGTGCAGATCCGCACTGGTTCCGGGGGAGGGCTGCCGGAACTGAGGGTGTTGTGCATCGAGGACATGACCGGCACCACCGACGACGGCTGCTACGGCAAGGTCGTAGGCGAGGTGGACCTGGCGCGGCTGCCGAAGAACTCGGAGATCTTCATCGACTTCGGTCGGCGGGAGGTGTTGTACCGCGATTCGTCGACGGGTGGGTACGTCCCCGGGTGGGCATATGTGATGCCGAACTCGACGAACCAGAAGCGGTGGGGGTCGTTCACTTGCCGTGACGGGTACGTGGTGGTGGAGCAGAACTCGCTCGGCTACGAGTACGACGCACCTGACATCGTCGATGTCGACGGCAACGTCATGGAGTTCACATCGACTCCCGAGGTGAACATCTGGGCGCGTCGCCGTGTCGGGTGCTGCTGATGCCTTACATCACTGATCCGTCCACGTTCGGTCTCGCGAATGACTATCTGAACGGTCTCGCCCGCACCACTCTCGGATGTGCCGAAGAGTACGAGGTGTTCATCGTCGACCGGTATCTGAACGCTCAGCTTGTTCGGCTTCCCTGGTCGTCGATCGAGTGGGGTCGGACCCTGTCCGATTTCTCGGAGGCGTCGGTGCTGGTTCCCGAAGCGGATGGTGGCCTGTCGTGCTGCCATGAGATCGGTGGTCTTGTCCCGTGGCGGTACGGGTTGCAGATCCAACGCAACGCCCGTCAAGTGTGGGTGGGGCCGGTGGTGTTGATCTCTCGTGGGGCGGGGGAACGGGATGTGGTGGTGACGGCGCGGGATGTGATGTCGTGGACGACGAAACGGGTCCAGCCCGTCGACCGCCTCGACGTCGACCGGGTGCCGGAACAGAAGTACGCTCGCAACATCTTGTATCAGATCATCGTCGACGCGTTCACTGTCGATGATGTCCCGCTCGAGAACGTCCAGCTTGTTCTGGCTGGCGTCGGCGAGGCGCTCACTCGCAACTTCCGGGCGAACCGTCTGCAGCGCTCCTACGAACTGATCCAGGAGATCTGCCGCAACGGTGACGTCGACTACACGGTGGTCAACGACAAGCTGTTCATCGGCAACATGACCTCGATCGCCACTCCGGTTGGCACCCTTGTCGACGAGGCGTTCGCCGAGCTCCCGGCGGTGGCGATCGACGGGGTAGCGCAGACGAACACGGTGTTCGTCACCGGGGGTCGCGCCACCGACGACGGGTTCACCTATTGGGGGTATCACTCGTCGGTCGACCCCCTCGACGGGGTGATCCAGGAGGTGTGGGTGGAGCCGGAGAACTCCCGCGAGGAGGCCGACCAATCACAGCTCGACGCCTCGGCGCTGTCGCAGTGGACGGCCCGCCACATCTCGCCTCCAACGATCTCAGAGGCATCGCTGTCGCCGTCGGCTGCTCTCCCGTTCGAAGTGCTCATCCCTGGCGCTCCGATCGTGGTCGATGCGATCGACTCGTGTCTGTGGGGTCGGGCGACGACGATGCGTCTCACCGAGGTCTCCGTATCGGTGGAGGCGTCGGAGGATGGTGTGAGCGAAGATGTCCGGGTGACATTGCAGATGGATCTTGAAGATGCCTAAGCCGGTCAATCCCCTTGGGGCGGGACGGGCAGCCAACCGCGACTTCCAGTACCGGCTCGAGCGTCTGGAGAAGCGCCTGGCGTTGGCGGAGGCGGCGGAGAACACGACGCTTGTGACAGGCGGGTTCTTCGATGCCGGTGGGTCATGGTCCTACGCCAACAGCGCGGAGATGGCCGCAGGGGTGTGCCCCTATACCGTTCGCCCCTGGGGGCATTCGTCCTGGGGTACGTACTTCGACGGGACACTCGGACGTGACTGCCCCAACTACAGCGGCATCGGGCTCTACTGGCCGCTACATCCGGTCACCGCTTTGGAAGACTGGCGCGACGTGTGGGCCCAAGGCGGGCCGACGTTCGCCAGGTTCTCGCTCCCACCCGGGACGTGGCTCATCCATGTGCATGTGTTTCTCGAGGTCAATTCGTTCGTGGAGGACTATTGGCTCGATCCGAAGAACCAAGAGCAGCGCTTGACGCTCTACCTCAGGCCCTTGAGCTACTGGGGCGACATGGACCCGGAGTCGGGCTGCTTCCCCGTCGGGACAGGTGAACCCTGCTACTGGGATGGGGTGACGACCGGGGCGGCATCTGGGGACCTGTTCCTTCCTGACTGCGGGAATTTCACCGGGTACTTCGACGTGATGAACCCATCGGCTGGCTCCGATGTGCCGACATGGCGATGGACGACGACCGACAACTTTTACTACTACCAGTCCCTACATTCGAGCGGGAACGACTTGCTCACTCAAGACCAGTGGATCAACCAGCACCTTCACGTTGCCGTCGATCTTCCGCAGGGAGACCTCTTCCATGTCCTGGGATCATTCACGGGGTTCTTAAACGAAGATTACCTGAACAGTGACCTCGTGTTCGAGGTGCTGGAGTGGCACGTCTCTGCTGTCCAGATGACGGGGTCGTCGCCCTTGCCGGTGACCCCATGAGAGGATGATCATCATGGGTCTCTGCAACGATGCTACCTGTGGCTGTCAGTTCCAAGTCGACGACTCTGCCGCCGTCGGAATCACCCTCGCCGCCTCCGGCACCGGAGAGGCAGGCGATCCGTACGTGGTCACCGTCACCACCGACCTCGCGACGCTGCTCGAGGACAACATCGACGGATCAACCTTGGAGGTCGTCGGCGGTCTCGTCGAGGTGGCTGATGGTGGGTTGACGGTCGACAAGTTCTCTGACGAGGCGTGGTCGACGTGGCCTGTAGCCTGGACGTCCACGTCGGGGTCCCCGTCGATCGGGAACGGGACGCTCACCGGCCGCTACCGGAAGATGGGTAAGACCTACGAGTTCGAGATCGTGATGGTCGCCGGATCGACCACGACGTTCGGTGGGGCGGGAGGGGTCTGGGCGTTCGATCTCCCCACGGGCGTGATCACCCCCTACGGCTCCAATTCTTATGCCGTGATCCCCTTCTACGGTCTCGCCTACGACGATTCGGTCGGGACCGGTGAGGGTGTGTTCATGGGCGTCCGTCAGACCAACTCCTACGGAAACATCTTCACAACCGCCAGTTTCGGCGGCGTCACTCCGTCCGTGCCGTGGACGTGGGCTGTGAACGATTCGCTGGTCATCAAGGGCACGGTCGAGGTGGACTGATGGCCGCGCTCGTCGACCTGTCGGATCTCGTCAACCGGATGACGGGCGGGAACTCCGGGACCCCGGAGACGATCTTCTGGCACAAGCGCTGGCACATCTCAGGTACCGCCACCTCGTGGGCTGATGGGAGCTGGTGGTCGATGTGGACGTGGGACGGCCATCCCGGCCCGGGCGCTGCTCCCGGTCAGAACGGGACAGGGCAGGCGTACATCCCCGACAACACCACCAACGGCGGGTTGAAGCAGACCGATCCAGGGGGTGGGCGGGAGAAATGGCTTGTCCAGACGACAGCGACGTGTGGCGGCGATGCGGGGATCCTCGTCCTCTATGACCGTCTGTCGCATCTGTCGGGTCTTGACGGGACGGTCGCCACGGCCCAGCCGGGAACAGCGAACACGACGGCGCTCACCCGCTACACCGATGGTGTCGGGAACATGATCATGGTCGAGATCTACACTGCTGTCGGGACGACAGCGAGGACGCTCACCGCTTCGTACACCGATCAGGACAACAACTCCGGCGTAACGAGTGCTTCGGTGACTTTCGGCGGGTCCGATTCCGCTGCTAGCCGTGCCTTTCTTGTCCCGTTGGCTTCCGGTGACACCGGGGTCCGGCAGGTCGCTTCGGTGACGCTCAGTGCGAGCACGGGAACGGCTGGTGATTTCGGGTTCACCATCATCCACCCGTTGGCGTGGATGCCGGTCCACACCGGAGCGAACCCTGGGTGGCGGGATTTCGCCACCGGGATGCCCGGACTGCCCGAGATCCAGACCGACGCCTGCCTGGCGTTCGCCATGTTGACCAACGGGACTTCGGAAGGTCCGACGTTCGGTGCGGTGTCGTTCGTGGAGGCGTGACAAGTGGCTCTCGCTGACCTCGACGCCTATCTGACCCAGGTGGCGACACCGAAGCAGACGTTGCCGTGTCGCCGGTCGGGATCGACCACGGCGCAGAGCAACACTTGGATGACATTCTGGACTCGTTCCCCGGACGCCGGGTCTGCCCCGTCCACTGCCGCCACCTGCGACAGTACCACGGCTGGTGGTATCCCGAGACGTACTGCTGCCGGGTCGGGTGCTCAGTTCGTCGCCGCTGTGGATCTGTGTCAGCCTGGCATCACCACCACCGCAGTCCAGCCTTCCGAGGGGGGATGCTGGGTGCTTCTCGACCGGCTCTCACATCAGGGTGGGCTGGTCGGGAACTCCACGTCATTGCAGACAACGAACCTTCCCACTGCCGCCCTCACCCGGTACACGTCCGGTGTCGGGGTGTGGGTATTCGCTGAGATCTACTCTTCCATCGGTTTGACTGCTGCTGATCTGTCGATCACCTACACCAACCAGGATGGGACAGGATCCCGGACAGGGCGGCTGGTCGCTGTAGGCAGTTCGCTCTCCCAGTCGAACACTGCTCTTCCCATCGCCTTGCAAGCGGGTGACACCGGTGTCCGTTCGGTCGAGTCGGTCCAGTTCGCCACCGCCCCCGGATCAGCCGGGAACTGGGGGATCACCCTCGCCAAGCCGTTGCTGATGATCCCCGCCCCCAACGGTCCGGGACGGGCAGATCTGCTTTCCATGGTGGGCTTGTTCAGTGAGATCCTCGATGACGCCTGTCTGGTCCTGGCGAACATTTCGAACGGGAACATCACCGACCAGCAGGCCGTCCTCCATCTCGGAGAGTTCTGATGCCCCGCCCGCCGAGATGGAACAGGCTGTTCGACGGGGCCGAGCAGGAGATTGGTGGCCTCCCCCTGGAAGGAACGCAGGACGCCACCGCCACCCCGGCCACCCTCAACGCTGTCGCCTCCCTCCCAGATGTCTACGCCTACAGCGGATCCAACCAGACAGCGTTCCCCGATCCGGTCACTGCCGTTGTCTCAGTCCCCGCTGCCACCGCTTCGGCCGGGGCGACTGTCACCCCGGCCCCGGTCACGGCTGTGGTCTCGGTCCCCGCTGTCACCGCTTCTGCTGGTGCGACCGCCGTACCGGCCACCGTCGATGTGACGGTCACGGTCCCAGCGGTCCTCGCCGGTATCAGTGTTTATGTCTCACCGGATGTCCTCCAAGCTGCGATCTCACTTCCTTCGATCTCGTACACCTACGGGACGACCGCCTACCCGACCAGACTGCGCGTATACGTCCGCATTCCGACGGTAGACGCCTCGGGGAACGTCACCGATGAGGTATCACCCACCAGAGTCCATCTCGTCGTCGAGGGCGTCGGCTACGTCGAACTGTGGGCCGAACGTGCCCAGGTCCCGATGTTCGCCGAAGCGGCAGGGACGGATCTGATGATCGAAGAGGCGTTCGCTACGCTCGTAGCCGAAGGCGACCATGTGGAGCTCGTAGGAGTGGGATGACATGAGCGTGATCGGACGGTTCGACGTGGGCGATTCGATCGTGGTCACTTCCACGTTCCGTGACACTTCCCGGGCCCTCACCAACCCGTCGACCGTTGTGTTCAAGGTGATCAACCCGAACGGTGACGTCGACACCTACACCACCCCGTCCGGGTCGATCACCAACCCGTCGACCGGGGTGTTCAAGCTCGCCTACACGATAACCTCGAACCTTCCCGGCAACTGGAGCGTCCGAGCGAAAGGCACCGCCGGTTTGGTGACCGCCGGGGAAGCCATCTTCGAGGTTCGTCGCTCGGCGTTCCCGACCCCGTAGGGCGTGGTTCCCGATGGGGGCGGGTGCGAGGTACGTTGGGATCGTGCATCCGATGGCGTCGTTGACCACCGAAGACATCATCCGCGCTGCCGTCAACTCGTTCCGGGCACCCCGCGGATCGAAGACGATCTCGACATCGCAGCGCACGATGAGCGTGAGAACGCCCGGCGAACGAGTGCTGCACCTGCCGAACGGGACCACGGTGAAGATCACCACGGACGATTCCGGTATCGCCACCCAGGTCGAAGAGACCGATCGGCTTCACGCTGTCGTGCGACCACACACCCATCGGCTGACGTTGAGGGAGATGCGATGACCACCGAGGTCGAGTTCTGGGTCGAGTGGGCCGCCAAGCGTGACGCCTTCATCGCAGCGAAGGAGGCCGGCGCTGCCGATCTTACGGAACGCCGAGCGGAGATGTCGGCGATGCGAACCAGATACCGTCTCATCCGGGAGTTCCTGCAAGGCGGAGGTGTGCCTGAAGGCGTCACCGCACCCGACCCCGTCACGACCGGCGTCGACATTCACGGCCCCGAGGAGGGCTGAACCATGTCCATCACCGCATCCGGCATGTTCGGGTTGACCATCGAGAAGATGTTCATCGACACCGCCGCACAATCACTTGAGGCGGAAACCCACAACGGGATGCTCGTCGAAGACGGCTACACACCTGCGTTCGACACCCACGACTTCCGCGCCGACGTCACCAACGAATGCTCCGGCACCGGTTATACGTCCGGCGGGTCGAACCTGACCACCACCGAGATCTCTGTCGGATCACCATCAGCGGGGACGTTGAAGTGGGATTTCGACGATCCGGCCTGGCCGGCGTCGACGATCTCGAATGCGATGGCTCTCGTCACCTTCTTCGACACTGGCAGCTCAGCGACGGACATGTTGATCCTGCTGTTGGATTTCGTGACCGCCGTATCCACATCGAGTGGGTTGTTGACGGTGCAGATCCACTCGAACGGCGCCCTCAACCTCGACTACACCCCGTGAGCGCATGAGTCTCGGCCGGTTCGACGTAGGTGACCAGATCCAGTTGCAGGTCACCTTCCGCGATGTCAACCGCATCGCCACGGATCCGACGACTGTGACGTTCCGGCTTCTGCTCCCTTCAGCGGCGGAGGATATCTACACCGACGCCGATGTTGAGGTGTCGCACCCGGAGACAGGGGTGTACGTGCTCACCTACGACATCACCGCTGACGAACCGGGAACATGGTATGCACGTTGTCGTGGGACCGGGGCGCTCGTGTCAGCTGTCGAGTCGTCGTTCGAGGTGAAGGAGTCGGCTTTCCCGGTCCCGTAGACCTTCAGGGACGAGGTGAGGGAGAATCGGTCGACGCCCCTGCCCTGGAAGGACGAAGATGAGCAAGGGAAACACTACTGAGAACGACATCCTCGCCAAGATCTTCACCGCGACCGCCCTGCCGTGGGACGCTGAGACGGATCTCGACATCCACCTCCATACAGGGGACCCGGGTGAAGGTGGGACCTCGGCGACGAACGAGTGCACCTACGGCTCGTACGCTCTGGTGACCGTCGCTCGTGACGGGACGGGGTGGACGGTGACGGGCAACTCCTGCACCAACGACGGTCTGATCCAGTTCCCGCAATGCACTTCGGGCACCGAGACGATCACCCATGTCTCGATCACCCCGGGGAACTCGACGCAGATCCTCTACTCGGGTGCGCTCAACTCGCCGCTTGCTGTCGCGACAGGCATCCAGCCGCAGTTCGCCATCGGTGCGCTGACGATCACCGAGGACTGAACCATGTACCACTGCCAGGAGTGCGGGATGGCTGTCATCGTGATCGACGGAGAGGAGCCGATCAAGGCGTGCGATTGTGACGCCCCGATCGTCGCCGAGCTCGCGGCCACCTGTGAGGGTCGTGGCGGGATCGTCTGATGCCTGGGTTCACCAGCGTCGCCGACATCGCCGACGCCGTCGCCGCTGGCCGGTCACACACCTGCCATATCCGTAAGGTTCCGTCCCAGGCGACCGTTGCCGGATGGTGGGCCGACCTGTCGATGGCCTCCGGGAACCCCCTGCCCAACTACTACGCTTCCGCCCCGCTCGAGGCAGCAACCCTCAACGGGTTCAGGGGCATCTTCCACGGTGACGACAAGTCTCCTTCGTCGAAGCATCTCCTGTCGTGGGGGTTGATGTCGCCGACCGCCGGGTTCGTCGGCCAGTTCATCCTCTGCGACTATCTGCTCTACTACCCGTTCGTCGATGGTGACAGCCTCGACGAGCAGACGATGATCCAAACCGAGACGATTCCCCGCTACACCGACGGCGACGGGGTGAAGGCGATGGCAGTCGCCGTTGCCCCCACCACCGGATCCGGGCAGTTCAGGTTCACCTACGTCAATCAGGACGGCGACACCAAAGTTTCACCCACCCAGTTCTGCACCACCACCGCCGCGAACATCACCAACATCGCCACCTCACAGCAGGCGGTCACCGGATCCGCCGGGGGGGCGTTCCTCACGTTGGCCGCTGGTGACACGGGGATCCGGTCGATCACATCAGCTACGTTCACCGTCGCGAACGGGGGTCTGCTCGCTCTCGTCCTTGTCCGACCGTTGACGTCGCTCGCGATCCGCGAAGTGAACACGATGGCGGAGAACAACCTGGTTCGTCAGCGTCCAGGCGCCCCACGGATCTACGATGACGCCTACCTCGGCATGATCGTCAACACCGCGGCGACAATCGCATCAGGAACCCTCGCCGGGTACTTCACCTTCGTCTGGAGTGATGACTGATGGGTTTCACCTCCCAGGACAACCTGATCGACGAGATCACCAGCAACGGCAAGTACCTGCGGCGTGACGGGTCGAAGCTCACCACGCCCGTCCACACCGCCGGTGGATGGCATCTGCTGTTCGGTCTCGCAGGGAACCCGGTGGCGTCCACATGGCCGGGCACGACCCTGCTGTGGCAGAACTGCGACGAGAACGTCGGCGAAGGGACGAACATCGCCGGGATCCTCAACGGTGGCGCAGTGTCCTCGGACACCAAGCACATCTTGAATGTCGGCGCGAGCATGGTCGCCGCTGCGGGAGCACCATGGCAGGCGAAGCTCGTCGACCTCCAGGGCTACTACAAGCTGACCGGCACCGATGTGACCGGCACCAGTTCGAGAACGTTGATCAACTCGAACACGTTCACCGCGTCGTCGTCGTCGGGTCTGCTGCTCACCTACACCAACGACTTCGCCTCCGGCACGAAGGTCCGCTTCACCACATCCGGCACCCTGCCGACCGGATTGAGCCTGGCGACGGACTACTGGCTGGTGCGAGTGTCAAGCACTACGGCTCGGGTGGCGACCTCATACGCCAACTATGTCGCCGGGACCGTCGTCGCCTACACCGACGCCGGGTCGGGTACGCACACGATGACGATCCAAATGCCCCGTTACGCCAACGGTGTCGGATGCCAGGCGTGTTTCGTAGTCACCACCGCCCCGACAGGCGGCGGCCCGAACCTCACCGCGTCGTCGTACACGAACACAGCCGGCACCGCCTCTCGCGCCTTTCAGGGGTCACCGACGATGGGTGCCGCCGCTGACGCCTACGCCGCCAGGGTCATCCATTCCGGCAACGCCGCCGGCCGATACGGACCGTTCCTGCCGCTGCAGGGTGGTGACACCGGTATCGCGTCGATCCAGTCGTTCACGTTCTCCGGTGGCACCGCCTACACCGGTAGCGGGGCCCTCGCCCTGTGCATCATGCGACCATTGCTCGACCTGCCGATCCCAGTCACCGGCATGTGGTCAGAACGGGATCTCGTCAACCAGCTCCCGTCGTTGCCGCAAGTCCAAGACGGTGCCTGTCTCGCGTGGATGCTGTTCGGAACAGGTGCAACGACGGCCAACTCGCCGTTCACGTTCGCCATCGACTTCGGCTGGGGGTAACTGATGCTCGTCGGTGGGGGTGTGCGAATGGGCGGGGGGCCGATGCGAGCGTACGGCAGCCCCAACATCCAGGCGACCGATCTGGCGGGCTGGGCGCACCCGGGCGATCTTCGGAACATCTACGCCGGGTACGCGTCGGTGTCGAACAAGTCCGGGTATCCGAACGGCACCCGGCACCCGGTGTCCTGGTCGATGCCCCCCAAGGCGGGCGGACTGTCGTCGTACATGCGTCTGAACGGGGTGGGGTCGATCACCTTGAACCTGGCCGGAGGGTTGAACGGCGAAGCCACCCTCACCGGTTCCGGGTCGATCTCCGATGCTGAACTGACCGGTCTCGGGTTCGTCTTCGCAACCCTCGCCGGTGTCGGGTCGATCTCCGATGCCGAACTGAAGGCCACGGGAGCGTTGATCGCCACGATCCCCGGCGTCGGTTCCGTATCGGCCACCTTGAACGCCCTCGGCGAACTTGTCGCTTCTCTTGCCGGGTCGGGAGCGATCTCGTCGGCGAACCTCCAGTCGATCGTCGCCGCGGTCGCCACCCTGTCCGGATCCGGGTCGGTGTCTGCCGCCGACCTCACCGCGGTCGGGGTTCTCGCCGCCACCGTCGCGGGTGTCGGATCGATCTCCAACGCTGACGCCCGAGCGATCGTCGCCGCGGTCGCCATCCTTACCGGCTCAGGATCGATCACAGCGACGCTACAAGCCATCGGTCACGCCATCGCCACCCTGTCGGGCACCGGGACGGTGTCTCCGGTCATCAACGCCATCGGCCACATGGAAGCCGACATCCAGCCGTTCACCGAACTGTCCCCCCAGTCCCTCGCCGCTGCAGTCTGGTCCAGCCTCGCGTCAGCCTTCAACGAACCGGGCACCATGGGCGGCATCCAGAACATCACCCAGATCCTGCTCCGCAACAAGGTCGTCACCGACCCCTCAACCGGGAAGATGACGGTCTACGACACCGACGGATCCACGGTGCTCTACGAAGCAGACCTGTTCGAGGATGTCGCCGGCACCATCCCGTATGCGGGGGCAGGGGCGGAACGCCGCGACCGGTTCGAGCCGTGATCGTCTCCCGGGGGCTCGGCCTCCCGGAGAGAGGGCTGATCGTCGCCGGAGGACTCGGGATCTCCGACGGGTCCGGTGTCATCATCGGGCATCTGGCGGCGACGCTCACCGGGGCCGGGACGCTCGCCGGGACCCTGGGTGCTCTCGGCCATCTGAACGCCCTGATCGCCGGGACCGGCACCCTCACCGGAGCCAACGCAACTGCCCTTGCCGATCTCGAGGCGACCCTTGCTGGAGCTGGGACACTCACCGGGTCGTTCACCGAGGTCGGAGACCTTGTCGCCCACCTTTCCGGTTCCGGTGCGATCACCGACGCCGATCTCACCGCCGAGATGCTCGAAGCGGCGATGCGTGTCGTGTTCCCCACCGCCACCTTCTCGGCCGGGTCCCCGTCGTCGCTGCTCGTCGTCTACTCCGCCGACTCCGATCTCGCTCTGCTCGCCTGGTCCCCCTGCTGTGAGCACATGGGGGCCCGGATGATCTGTCGGTCTACCTCGGCAGCCCTCACCGTGTACGCCCCTGAAGCCGAATTGCTGTCCGTCTGAACAGAGGTCGAACATGGGGCCTCGCAGGTGAGAACATGTGGACGTGAACCTTCCGATCGCGCCCGTCGTGCTTCCGTCCACGCTCAGCGGCGCTACGAACGGCAGGCTCACCCCGGACAAGCTGACACAGGTCGGACCATCCGGTTGGCTTGAGCGGACTGCGGCGAGGTCGTGGCGGGCGCTGGCCGCGGTCTGCACCGGGCAAGGACTCCCGCTCACCTACACCTACGGGGGCACATACCGCTCGTTCGAACAGCAGCTCGGTCTGTTCACCAGCCGCTACGAGGAATGCTCCTACCTCACCTACAAACTCACCCCCTCGGACCGGCGCAAGATCTGGGCTGAAGCCGTGTCGAACGGGTACACCTCAACCTATTGGCGGAAACGTCTCATCAACGGCTCCTACCCGGCGTCGGCGGCAGCACCAGGGCATTCCAACCATGGGATCGGTCTCGCCGTCGACACAGCCTGGGACCGCGACCTCGCTGACGGGATCGGCCCGGACGACGCCACGTCGATCACCTCGTCACCGCAGTGGCCGCTGTTCCAGCGTCTCGTACCCACCTTCGGGTTCTCCTGGGAACTCCAGTCGGAGCCGTGGCACATCCGCTACGTGGCCGGGGACACGATCCCGATCCCCACCCTCGAGTTCGAGCAGGGTGTCCCCCCGCTCCCACCCCCCACCCCAACGATGGAGGACGAGATGGCATTGGTTGCCTACAAGTTCGAGAACGACCCGACGGGAGCAGTGATGCTCTCCGACGGCACCGAGTGCTGGTGGGTGCCGTCCGGCGCAGCGCTCGACATGGCGATCTGGTCTCGCAACGCTGCGAAGCAGCCGATCCTGTGCGCCACGTTCGGCACCCCGGTCAAAGGGTGGAACGACATCCGTCCACTCGGGTTCGACGTCGCGTGTGCCTTCGGGCCGTTGAAGGGTCCTGTCCCCCCAGGGGCTCGCGACGCCTACGGGCGGCCCATCTGAACCATGGATGTTGGCACCTCGGCGGTTGTGGTCGCCTTCATCACGGCGGTCATCGCTCCCACCTGGGGGACCCTGTTCATCGCGCGTCGCAACGCGAAGAACCTGTTGGATGTGAACGACGCCGTCAACCACCGCCACCAGCGTGGTGACGGCTCACCCCGGATGTACGACGCCATCCTCGGCCTCGTCGAAGACATGCGCGACATGAAGGCCTGGCAGGCCCAGTGGGCCTCCCTGCCCCCGGAACTGAGCGACGCTGCCCACGTCGTGCGACGCTTCGAGCGGATCGACGAGTCTCTCGCCAGCATCGTCGCCGGACACATGCAGGTGCTCGCCATAGTCGAACGACTCATCGAAGACAATGAGCCGGGCGGCGAGGCGGGGACGGCGTAGCGGATCACGCCAGTATGGTGAAAGGCTGCAACCATGGATGACCTCATCACCCTCGACCCGTCGACTGTTGTCGTGATCACCGCTGTGATCGTGCCGATCCTCGTCGGGTTCCTCACCAAGCTGAACGCTCCCGCAGGGTTGAAGGCGTTCGTCAACCTGATCGTCGCCGCTCTCGGCACTCTCGCCGCTCAGGCGATGACCGAGGATGGGTACGCCGTCGTGTCGCAGGACATGTTCAAGGCGTGGGCGGTTACCACGACGATCTCGATCGCCACCTACTACGGGGTGTACAAGCCGTGGAACGTCCCGAACGCTTTGGCGCCCTCTAAGGGCCTCGGTTCGGGTTCCGACACTCCCACACCCTGACCGGTGCCTACGCCCCGTATCCGTCGAATGCGTAGACGCTTGCACTGCTCCAGAGGGATCGTTACCATGGTCCCCGTGGAGAAGACTCTGGAGAACAGGCTCGTGGTGGTTCCCGCCGACCGCCTCGACGACCTCCTCGAGCTGTCGCGCCTCGCCGCCGACCGGATCCCCGAGTCCGACGACCTTGGCCGGATGATCCGCTCCACCGCCGCTGACATCCGCCAGCGAGCCCTCCTCGAACCCTAGGCTCGAATGCAAGTCAGACCTGTCGAAGGTTGAGATCAGACGGCCAGATCTCAACCTTCGACACATTCTCGGGAGGTTGAAGCCTTGGCGTGCGGATGTGGGGCGAAAGGATCGGGACCTGGTCTCGTCGATGGGATGGTGCAGCTCGCCTCCTATCCGGACTGCACCGACCGGTACCAGGGTGACAACGTGCGGTTCGCCGTCTATATCGCCGGTCGGGGAGACGCCTCGTTGGAGCGGTTGTTTCTCCGCAAGGACGTGAAGGAGGCCGGGAACTACGCCCGGTCGATCCGCAAGTCGCTCGTCGCCTATCCGGCGGGGGCGCTCTGCGCCGAAGCGGTCGAATCCTTGCTGGCGGGGTGAAGTGCCTTCGCCACCTCTTCCAGGGTGGCGTCGTGACGCATCGCGAAGAGCTGGGCGATCAGCAGCCCGCCCTCCATGGCGTCCAAGAGCCTCGACACTTCTTCGTCGGAGAGATGCTGCCAGGATTCCAGGTCCCGCCACAGCAACGTCTCGGCCAGGTCGATCCGCTCATCCCGGGTCAATCCGAGGGCGTCGGCGAGAGCGAACGCCTTCTTGCGGCGAGCCTTCGGAGATCCCACATCGTCGCTGCCCACATCCGTATCGTAGTGCGTCAATGCCAGCGCCTCAGTCTTTCAGCGCCTCGATGGATGCCTTCCCCTCGTACGTGCGGGCCGCGTACGGCCTTGACCGGTCCTGGGTGGCTGAAGCGCTCTGCACCACCATGGGCGGTGACCTGCGAAGGGCTTGGGTGGTGTCGCCGGAGCAGCGGATCACCCTCGGCGACAAGACGATCCGAGGGGAGAATCTGATCGCAGCAGCACTCGGGGTGTGTGTCGGTTGTCCCGCGCAGTGGGCGTGCGCCACCTACGCGGTGCGTTCGATGGCGGACGCGGGAACGTGGGGGATGCACATCGACGACCTGCGCTGGTTACGCCGGCAACCGGACGCCATCCCGATGATCGAGGTGTGCGAAGAAGTCCACGAACCGGTGCAGTCGGGGATCAAGAACCTGCGCTCCATCCGCTCCGCCGCTTGAGACTGATACATTCCGGCCATGGCGATCATCACCAGAGCCATCGTGTCAGTGGTCGACGGGTTCGCCGACGACGACTCCCCCATCGAGCGGGCCAGGGTGACGATCCTCGGTGAATCCCCGAACGCCACCGCCAAGCTCTACTCGTGGGATGGGGGCCGGTTCGTCGAATATGACCGGTTGAGCGCGGCCAGGGTCACCGAAGGCCCAGGCGGAGTGCAGATCATGGGGATGTCCGACCGGTTGATGAACGACGTCGGAGCACGAGGCGAGGACGCCATCGCCACCTGGTTCATCGACCCGCGACGGGGATGCGTCTCATGTGGCTGATCCTCGTGCTGTCCCTCGCCTGCTACCGGATCTCCCGTTTCGTCATCGAAGACCGCCTGTTCGACGGTCCCCGCGCGAAAATCCAAGGATGGCTGGTGGAACGCAAGTGGGGTCTGTGGCACAAGTTCTCGTACATGTTCGGCTGCCCCTACTGTCTCACCATCTGGGTGTCTGCCGCCCTCGTCGCCGCCACCCTCCCGTTCGAGGATGTCCCGCTGCCAATGTGGACCTGGCTGGGTGTCGCCACCGGTTCCCTCATCGCATGGGTGATCATCGAGGGTCGTGATGGCTGAGTTCGCCGACATCGTCGCCCCGCTGGAAGCGGAGCTGTTCCTCGAGTTCTTGAAGGACGGCACCCCACCTCTTCACGCGGCGATCGAGGTCGGCTGGTCCCCGGCGAAGCTCCGCAAGATGATGTCCGACCCCGACTTCGCTGCCCTGTGTGCCGAAGCGGAGGACCACAAGGACGAGACGATCGAACAGGCCCTGTTCCGCCAGGCGGAGAAGGGGAACATGGCAGCGATCCAGATGTGGCTCTACAACCGCCAGCCGGATCGTTGGAGGGACACCAAGCGCATCGAGGTGAAGACGGAGACCACCATCCAGGTCGGCATCGTCGCCAGTGTCAAGGAAGCCGCTCTCGCCCTTCTGCGCGAACGTGGGGTGGGGGAGCTCCAGGCCGCAGTGATCGACGCCGAGGTCGTCGATGACGAAGGCTGACCGGGAGGTCGAACACCTCCGCAAGATCGCCACCCCCGCAGCGCTCGGGCGCACCATCGGCCAGGACGTATGGGGCAAGCCCTACCGGATCGACCCGTGGCTCGCCCACTACGAGGCGAAAGTGGTCAGTGCTCTCCTTTCCCCACAGAAGAAATTCGTCGCTCTCAACACACCCCCGCAGATTGGGAAACTTCTGGCGCTCGACACGCCCCTCCCGACACCGACCGGATGGACGACGATGAGGGACATCGTCGCAGGCCAGGAAGTCCTCGGGGCGGACGGTCTGCCCTATCCCGTCACCTACGTCTCCCCGGTCCAGCATCGCCCAGTTCATCGACTGCGCTTCGACGACGGATCGACGATCGACGCCGGCCCGGAACACCTCTGGGTGACGTTCGAGCGCGTGGATCTCAAGACGTGGACAGGGCGGAGGCGAGAGGGCAACCTCCGAACGGAGCACCATCCGCAATGGTGGGCGTGGCGGAGTCCCCGCGGGAAAGGGCCGCAGGTCCGCACCACTCAGGAGCTGTTGGAGACTCTCACATCGTCGGATGGGGTCAGCAACCACTCCATCCCGCACACAGCGCCGCTCGCTCTGCCTGACGTCGACCTGCCCCTTGACCCTTGGGTCTTCGGGTACTGGTTGGGCAACGGGCTGCGACAGGAGCCAACCATCATCACCGGGTCACGGCGTGGGGACCTCGATCATCGGTTCGTGGAGGAGCGGCTCCAGAAGGCCGGCGTCGAGTTCACACTCACGGCTCGCGGAAGCGGCGTAAGCGTGTACCGCCTCCTCGGGGTCATAGAGACGCTCCGCTCGATGGGATCGCTCGGCACCAAAGCCGTACCAGGAGGATTCCTGCGGGCCAGCCCCCGGCAGCGGATGGACCTGCTGCACGGCTTGATGGACTCGGATGGCACGCCGGAGACCGGCGGGATGGTCTCCTTCTCGTCCAAGGACAGACATCTTCGCGACGCGGTCGCCGAACTGGCTGTCTCGCTTGGCGCCAAGGTGCGATACCGGCAACGGCGGGCCAAGCTCGACGGCAGGGACTACGGGATGATCTCCTACAAGGCAGAGTTCACCCCGCCGTTCTGTCCTTTCTCGCTGCCCCGCAAGGCAGCCAGATGGAAGCCAGGGGAGATCACCGGTCGGGCGATCTCGCGTCATCATCGCCATCTCGTCTCGATCGAAGTGCTCGATGAAGCGCCAATGCGTTGCATCTCCGTTGACTCGCCAGGGAACCTCTATCTCGCCGGGAAGGGGATGGTCCCGACCCACAACACGAGCTACTCGGGGGTGCTGGTCCCCACCTGGTGTACGGGGATGTTCCCGCACAAGCAGACCGTCTTCATCTCGTACTCGGACGACTACTCCACCTCCCGAGGCAAGTTGGTCCGGGAGATTATGGAACGATACGGGATGACGCTGTTCGGTGTCGGGGTGTCCAGGTCCTCCGCTGCCGGCGGCGACTGGAAGATCGAAGGCACTCAGGGCGGGATGCTGTCGGTGGGCATCGGATCGCAGATCACCGGCCGCTCCGGGGACATCGTCATCGTCGACGACCTCATCAAGAACATGGAGGAGGCGACCTCGATCGCGACGAAGAAAAAGCACGCCGACGAGTTCGAAGGGACCATCCTCACCCGCGTCCAGGACGACTCCACCTACCTGATCACTGCCACCCGCTGGGCCGAAGACGACCTCACCGGCTACCTGATGGAGAAGACAAGCAAGGCCGGCTACTCAGGGGAAGAGTGGGAGTTCATCAATTTCCCCGCGATCTGCGAGCCACCTGAGGACCTAGAACTGTCCGAGGAGGACCGCGAAGCATACGTCGACATGCTCGGCCGCCACCTCGGCGAAGAACTGAAGACCCGGTTCTCGCCCGGCCACTTCCTCGCCCTCCAGCGCTCGATGGACCCTTTCATCTTCAACTGCTTGTACCAGGGGATGCCGAGCCTGCGTGAGGGCGGGATGTTCCCACCGAACAAGTGGTCCTACTACCGCCCCGGTGAGGAACCGATGATCGTCCGCAAGGTGCGAGTGTGGGACCTCGCCGCCACCGACGGTGGAGGGGACTGGACGGTCGGCACTTTGATGGGCCGGGCCGTCAACGGCGATCTGTACGTTCTGCAACGGGAACGGTTCCAACGCAGCCCCGAACTCGTCGAAGCGGCTGTTCGTTCCACCGCCCGGATCGACGGGTTCGACGTGAAGATCCTCATCGAGCAGGAGCGGTCCGGTTCCGGGAAGTCGCTCATCGACGTCTACCGCCGACTTCTCGCCGGACACATCGTCGAACCGGCGAAAGCTGAAGGGTCGAAAGAGTCGAGAGCGACGCCCTACTCGTCGATGCAAGGCCAGGGGCGGGTGTTCCTCCCCCAGGACGCCCCGTGGCTGCGCGAATGGATCGACGAGCACCGCAAGATGATGGGTGACGGACGCCGACCCCGCCACGACGACCAGATCGATACGGGCGCCTACGCCGCTCTCGAACTGATCGAAGGTGGGTCAACGATGATGTTCGACCCGGCTGGGCTGAACCTGCAGGCAGAGGCGCAGATGCGTCAGTTCCTCGAACAAGGGATCGGGAACTGGCGCACGGCCCTCTGACCATGTTGTCACCCGCCGGCCCGACAACCTGTGATACATGGGGAGGAGGATCACGAACCTGTCCCCGTTCGGATACGGGGAGAACCCGTCACCATCCACCCACGCCGGGAAGATGTCAGCTTTCCAGCCGAGCATCCCCTTGCCCTTCATCGCCGGATGCCGCTCTCTGAAGTTCAACGCTGTGCGAATGTCCCGCAACGCACCCACCGCCGGAGACGTCACCTCCCGCCGCTTGTTCCCCCTCGAGTTGTACACGGCGTCGATCATCACCTCGTAGACGCGCCGCCATCCGACCGCCGGCAACGTCACCCCGACCCGCTGCCCCTCCCACTCCCCCGTCCCCACCTCGAACGCCCCCCACAGTTCCGGTGCGTCGACGCGCAGCACCGTGGAACGGGTGAAGGCGAACCGCTGAGGGGTGAAGCCGATGATCACAGGTAAGTGATCCGCTCGATGCTGGACCGGTCCTTGTCTGCGTCGGCCCGCCCATCATCCTCGATCATCCCCCGAGCCTGCTCGGCGAACACCACCACCCCCTCAGGGTCGGCCTTCACCCACTCCGAGAAGCTCCGTCCCCTGGCCCGCAGAATCAGCTTCAACGCCTCATCCACGTTCCGGTCACGCTGAGCAAGATCGCGCACCTCCCGCACCGCGTCCAACAGTTGTCGACGATCCATCACATCATCTCCGGTTCGGTCTTCATCGCGATCCTGATCCCCCGACTCGAGATCGGGTCGACCTCGATCCAACCGCACTCAACAAGGTCAACGACCCGTTTCTGCGTCGCCGCGACAGACAACCCCAACCGGGCAGCGAGCTCGCGGCGGGTCGGCGGGTAGCCACGCTCGGCGATCATCTCCACCAGGGCACGATAGGTGGCCGGATCGGGGACAGTCATGAGAGCTGCTCCAAGGTGACGAGAACAACCCCGGTCGGCTGGATGTGGAACTGGGCGTCGGCGACGGCGACATGGCGCTGGTCGTCGTCGGGCCAGACCTCGGCGTCAACGAAGCCGTCGATGATCCACTTGGTCGTGCGAACCCAGTTGTGCGGGTCGCGGCGCACGAGCAGCGACTTGACAGGGTACGACGCCGTGACGAGCCAGCGACCGTCGAGATGCCGGAG